AAGAAGCGACACTAACGTCCATGACAATCTCTGTCATCTCATCACCATCTAAATCACGGACACCATAAGGCCATTTCATACGAGCATTACAAATGTCCTTAGCATGAATACCATCCTCTCGATATTTATAGCGTAAGGCATAAGACACTGTACCCGATGTCCCATTCATTTGCTCTTTTAGCTTAGTATACAAGGATTTCTCATGCACTGTCTTCTTACGTACAGGAATAGGCTTTAACTTAATTTTGAACACCTCAAATGGCATAGGAATCCGCTTCCTAACAACAGGGCCTTTATCTGCAGGCTCTAGCACTGCCTTTACATGGTCTGGCATCCAATAGTAGTTAGCATTCAGCTCCATTGCACCATTCTCCCGAATGTGTTGGATTTGTTGAACTTCTCCAACCATATCCCGCATCCTCTGACTAAACCCTTGTGGATTGAATGCATCAGCATCCACAATCCTAACCCAATCACCTACTTTATACATTTCATTCTCCTATTGTGTCGATAAACAGCGAAAAATCAGATACTAGTATATTTAATACCAATAATAGAATCGTTGTAATCCTCTCCAGTATTCTAGTCCTTGTATTGTATCTATCCAAATCATAGCTTTATCAAAGTCTTCTTCATTAAAGTCTACGTTATGTTCCACTGTATGAGCTAATAGTAGATTACGTTTGATGTCTTGTAGTACCATGTTAGGTGTAAGTAGAGGGTCATTACTTCCCTTATCCTCTATAGCTTCTCTCAGAGAGCGTATAAGAGGCGTCTCATTGATGTTATTGAATACCATGCACCTCTCCTTTAGGCATCTGAGAACTAATCTTCAATGCACCAGATAGAGAAAGAATCTCTTGTGCATACCAACCAGTACGCATAATTGAATCAAGAACGAATAGGGCACCGTGTACATTTTTCATATTGTGGCCGGGGTAGTCATGTGCCATAAACATGATAGCACATTAAAGCACAGGACGTGCTGAAAATTGAGACAAGAAAAAGCCCCGGCATCCACTAAGGACACCGGGGTTTTCTTATTTCTACCGTTGATTATTTCAATGAACAAGCTAAGGCCCATGCCTCAGCCGGTGTATGTTTAATCCCACGCTTAGTTAGAGCGTTCCGAATGGTAAAGTATTTAACAGCCATGTTACACCTCAGCGAAGTCGTGTTCGATAATAGACGCAGCCTCACCCAACTTGTCTACTTTTTCCAGCGTATCAATCAAGTCTTGAACAGTGAATCCCGTATCAAATAACGCACCAATGATGTCGATATTTGAGATGTTATTCTTCGCTGCTTTAGCCTTCAATTGTGTAAGGGTGAGACGCACCTTGTCCATATCAAAAGGATTGACAACCTTTTCCACTTCCAAATTAGTTTCTTGCCATGACCAAATGTTATTCAATGGATCATCAAGCCATTCAATAGCCTTGATTGCAACAACATCATAGTGCTTCTTGCTTTTCTTGTCGAACATCAAGCCACCATCATTCAAGATGAACCCAGTGAATTCCTTGCAGAATGCAATGAAAGCACGTTTATTCACTGGTGTCAACACCTGAATTGTCCGATTGATATACCCAATATCCCCCATTTTATCGTTCTTCGTATGCAACAAGGACAACAAATCACGTGACAACACTTGCAATGTGGCCTTTGTAATCTTCTCACTATTGGTGAGAGTGAGAAGAACAGCATCAAATGATGCAACAAACGCATTAGAATTAAACATGAGAATCTCCAATAAACAATGCAGTCCCTGCATCATGGGCTTATGAGAAACATAAGGGGAATAATCCATTAGACTATTCGCTTTATCTTCTCAATTAGAAAACATTGGCAATGTATGCCTCAACAATTTTCACTCGATTATCCACATTCTCAAACTTATCAAGCATACATACAATACTTCGTGCCCTTGCCCTTGTTGGCACGATGCAATACACTTCACCATCCACCACCACTTTAAAACAATTATACATCATATCATCTCCTAATTAAAACGTAAACCATACAGCACTGCGAATGCTGTACAGTTTGCCCTTTAAACAACACCCCTTTATCTTGCCACTATATCAAGGTTTCACATTCATTTTATGCCATTCTATTACATCGTAGGTGTGCCCACAATATAAGGGAAAATGGTTTATTAGACTGCTACTAGGTTGTAGAGTTCAAGATAAGGGTTTGAATTGTTAAGGGGCAAGCCTGAATACAGTGATGTATTCGTGCTGATTGTGTAGTGAAAATATAAACATGATAGCGGACAATGCCGCCATGTTTCCCTATTCCATTAGGTTGTCCGTTCTCTACATAAGGGCAGTAAACCATGTTATCGGAGACTAACGCCACTATCCCTATGGCACACCATATAAGATAGATTTGTCAATACGACACAATAACACTTTATCACTGTCTAATCATGTAGCGGGTTTCCCTGCCTGAATAGTTAGTACACAATCAATTTTTTAATGAGCCGACAACCTAAGTCGTCCTATTGATTAACACGATGATTAACCAATGCCTTAAATGTATCACAATCAACCCTTACTGTCAACCCCTAGATTTTCTACTGTATATCGTAGCATCTAAGGGGCTTTGTTATTCTCCTATAGGAAACCACTCCATACATATGAGCAAAGCAAGACAAGGGCCGATTGTTAAAGAACATTTAATAATTAGCACGATGGCTAATTAGTCTGGATTATGACATAGTTTTTTAAACCTTGTCAACACCATAGGCATTCATTTCTCTCTGCCTTTATTCGTTGTTTCCAGCGAATATCTGTATCATGCCTATCAATTCTTACACCAAGCTTACAGAATAGAACTGTCGGCATGATAGCACACACCCTATAGAACACCCTACATGGCACGACACCTATACATAGATATGCGCGCACACGTAGCATTAATCGTGCCAATAGCTAAAAAGATGCCATGCACCAAAACAGTGCAAATTGACTAGGATGGTCAGGAAGGCCATCAAATTGACAACCCAACCCAACCCCACACACTCAAATAAATGGAGGCAGGAAGGCACCATTAAAGCCCTTACAGAGGCTGTGGATAACTTGATTTGTGGTGTGGATAACTTTGAAGGGGTGTATAAAGGATGTCCTCTATATATCTATTCGTATATATAAGGCAAGACGTGCCATTTTTGGGCAAATGCTGTGCATATATACAGCTGTGAACTGTGCAGTATGTAAGCATCCATGCGGGTTGTAGACTGATATGATAGCGGCAATATGTGAACGTATATGGTGAATAAATACGAAGGGGGTCATTTCACTACTAACCAGTCACGATTTGCAGATGAGAATTATTCTCAATTAAATATATAAATACGTATGATTCTCATTTGTGCTTAGGGGTGGGCCAGGGGGTTCAGGGGGGTTCTACTGTATGCATTGCACCTTAAAAATTTCTCATAAAAATTACCACAAATGGGAAAGTGAACGAAAGAATTGCCTACATCATCCTCTGCATAACGAAAGAATAAATTTATATTTTAACGAGTTTGTAGAGAAACAGTGATTTTAGAGATATACTATATATTTTAGTTAGTATATATTAAGAGCAGAGCCTTAATAAGTTAGTTAGAAGATAGAGAGTAATTATTCCGTTCGAAGAACGTATACTAGACAATAATAATAAGAGGAGATTATGGATCAAGTAGTTGAAAATATGACAAGACCTGCGTTAGCTGTTCCCCTAGGAGGAGCTACGGTAGCTGCTGGATTGGTTGGTAGTCTTCCAATGATTATTAATATAGCTGTTGCTATTTATTTCACTCTGATGGTTGTGCATAAGGCCTACCAGATGTGGAAGGAATGGAAAGCCGATCATGCTCCCCGCCAATAGATGGCTATTAGGGGTTGTATCTACGTCCCTCCTCTCTGGTGCTATGTACTGGGAGGGCAGTAGGTATGTCCCCTATAAAGATTTAGGGGGTGTCCTCACTGTCTGTATGGGCTACACTGGTAAAGATATTAAGCTGGATAAAGTTTATACGAAAGAAGAATGTACTTCTCTTCTTCGTAAAGAACTCTCTGTACACGCTACAGGAATCTTAGCTTGTGTCACTAAGCCCTTGAAGCCCCATCAGTATGATGCCTTCTCCCTCTTTGCGTATAACGTAGGAGTGGCAGGAGCTTGTAACAGCAGAGCCATTCGTCTCTTCAATCAAGGGCTTCCTTTAGAAGCTTGTAATGCTTTAGCTTACAGTCCTTCTGGATCACCAGCATGGAGCTACGTAGGAGATAAATTCGTTCAGGGCTTATTCAATAGAAGGCTCTTTGAGCGTACAATGTGCTTAGGACCAGGGTATGTATAGCCAAGTAAAGATGTTTGCTTTAATAGCCCTTCTAGGGGCTTTAATGGGCCTTCACGTATATGACAAACACCAAGCTGTTAGTAAGGCTGTAGCTAGTGTCCATCGATCGTACGAATTGGCTAATGAGAAGGTTAAGGTTGTAGCTAAAGAAGAAGCTGCCCTCCTCGTACAAGAACAACAGAAAGATAGAGATGTTAAAGACAACGATATTCGTCAGCTTAGTGTTAAGCTTGCAAATGCTATTAGGATGCTCAACGACAGGGCTAGTCGTCCCAAACAGAGTGGAAACACCCTCGTCGTTGCAGCAGCCTGTACAGGTAGAGAGCTTTACAAAGAGGATGGAGAGTTTCTTACAAGGGAAGCTTTCCGAGCTGACACAGTAGTTGTTGAACGCAATTACTATTACAATGAATACATGCTCGTAAGAGAAATGATTAAAAGGATTAATGATGGCAACAAGTAGTTTCTTTGGTGGAAGCCTCGGTAAAGCTGAAGGTAGTTTGAAGAGTCGTAAAGATCGTCTTGACGAAGAAGAGCGTAAAGCTATGGGGGAGCCTGCTAAGAAAGAAGAGCCTAAGGAAGAGAAGGCTATGGCTCGTCCTCCTATGTCTAAGAAGTGGTATGAATAATGGCTAAAATAGTTTTAGACAATGTTGTAAGTGGGTATAATCTTGATAAGATTAATGCCAACTTTACGAAGGTGGCTACAGCTCTAAATGATGCTGTCCTCTATCGTAATAACCCTGTTGGTGAACCTAACCAACTAGGAAGTGATTTAGACGTTAATGGAAAGCGTTTGTATAACGTAGGTGACTTGGATGTCACTGGTTCGTTTACGGCTAATGGTATTAACTTTGATGATGTTAACAGCGCTCTTGTTTGGCAAGGTGCTTGGAATGTCCTCACTTCGTATGCTATTAGTGATGCTGTAAGTTACAATGGTACCAGCTACATTTGCCTACTGGCAAATACAGGAAACACTCCTCCTTCAGTCCATTGGGACATCCTTGCGGAGAAGGGAGCTTCGGGTGCTGGGGCTGGAGATGTAACAGGGCCTGCTAGTTCTACTGCTGGAAACATTTCCACCTTCTCCACGGGAACAGGTAAAAGCATTGGTGACAGTGGCATATCTATTTCGTCTGTATTGGTTACAGGAAATATTGGTAGCTCAGTTCAAGGGTTTGATGCGGACACCGCAAAAACCGATGTAGCTCAAACCTTCACAGCAACCCAGCGCACCAACGAAACCACAGACAACGATGGGTCATTCGACCTGTCCGCTGCGCTCGATTTCAAATGCACCCCGTCCGGTGCATTCACGCTGACGTTCACGAACATTCCAGCAACACCACTGGTGCAAAAAGGCACGATCATCTTGGTGAACTCGGGCGGCTATGCCGTGAGCGCACACGCAAACACCAAGCTCGGTGCAAGCACTCTGGCAACGATCAGCGCAGCCGGTACTTACCAGCTTGCCTACCGCACCAGCAACGGGTTGAGTTACGTCACAGCCTCGGGAGTTTTGTCGTGAGTGGTTTCTTAGACAGCGGCTTGATTGAGGGTGGTGCTGGCTACCAGATTCAGCGCAGCCTGCGGTTGCGGGCGAGTGCTACGGCGTATTTGTCGAGGACTACTCCGGCATCCGGTGGAAACCGCGATCAATCATGGGGGTATGTGGTGTTCAAGCGCGGAACGCTCGGGGCAATCCAGTACCTGCACGGCGCAGATACGGCGTCAGTGGATGCGCTGTACCTAGATGCCAACGACAAACTGTGCTTCGATGTGGCTGGTACGAACAGGCTAATCTCCACGCAAGTTTTCCGTGACCCAACCGCGCACGGAATACTGCTGTGGTCGTTCGATGCGGCAAACGGCACGGCTGCAAACAAGCTGCGGATTTTCCACTCAGGCAACGGTGGTGGCACCTTCGCGGAAATAACCGCGTGGGTAACAGACACCCGCAGCGGAATCACCACTGGTACAGCCAAGACGATGCACAACAGCATCGTGCATGTCATTGGAAAGAACCCTGCGGCGGCGAATGGTTGGCTTGACGCCTACCTATCAGACCACAGGATCGGAACATGGACAGGCACACCACCAACCCCAGCAAGTTTTGGCGGCATTCATGCCATAACTGGTCAATGGGCGCCATCTGGCGGTTCCGCTGCGCTCGGTACGTCTGGCAGTTACCTGCCCTTCAGCGACGCCACTTCGCCAACGACTCTGTGCTATGACGCATCGGGCAACGGCAACCACTGGACGCCGAACAATATCAGCACGACTGCGGGAGCGACTTACGACAGCATGCTGGATGTGCCTCTGGGTGGTGGGGGTGCGGAGCGGGGGAATTACTGCACGTTGAATCCAATCGGAGTTTGGTCACAGCCTGCATCAACGGTATTAAATGGAAATCTAACAGCCTCAAGTCTTCCGGGAAACCACGATGTGACCGGCACCGTAGCGGTATCTAGTGGGAAGTGGTACTTTGAAGCGCTCTATTCCAGCGCCCCAAGCACAAACGGTGGGATCGGGGTAAACACACCATCGTTCGCCAATGGCACTGGGGACGCAACGGGTTTTGCTGCACGGTATGGATTCTCTGGCACGGTGGCTTCGTCAGGGGCATCCTCTGGTGCCGGGTCTTTTGCTGGTTATACGACCGGGGATGTGATCGGCGTTGCTCTTGATTGCGACGCTGGAACAGTTGCTTTCTACAAAAACAATACGCTGATAACGACTGTCACAAACACAGGTGCATTTCAAAACAAACTTGTAACCGCGTGGTCGTACACATATTCAGGGGCGCAGGCTTGGAACTTCGGCCAGCGCCCCTTCGCATTCACCCCGCCCGCAGGCTTCAAAGCCCTGCACACCGGCAACCTGCCAACACCAACAGGTGCTGCGCTGGAGCCTAAGAAGCATTTTGATGTGGTCGGTTATGTGGCCAATGTGCCAAGCGGTAAGACTATCTCTGGCCTTGGATTCCAACCAGAATTGGTGTGGATAAAGAATAGGGACAACATAGAGAGTCACTACTTGCAAGATTCGGTTCGTGGCTTTGGGGGTGCTGGCACAACCAAGATGCTGAGCAGCAATTTAACTTCAGCAGAGTATTCAGTTGGTGCCGATGTCACATTTTCGACCACCGCCGATGGTTTCACAATTGCGGACGCCAACTACAACGCGGGTGAGTTGTATTACAACGGAAGAACCTACGTCGCATGGAACTGGAAAGCAGGCGGCGCAGCAGTCACCAACAACGCAGGCAGCATCAGCTCTCAGGTGAGTGCGAACGTGGCGGCTGGTTTTAGTGTCTTGACGTACACGGGCAATCAAACATCTGGTGCGACTGTTGGGCACGGTCTTGGCTCCGCACCCGAATTAATTATTGTCAAGCCCCGCACTGGCCCATCGGCTTGGATTGTTTACCACTCAGCAATTGGCAACACAAACTTCCTGCAACTGCACCTGACAAACGCATCTGCTGCTTCGGCTGCGATGTGGAATAACACCACGCCCGGTAGTTCTGTTTTCACGTTAGGGAATGACGCAACGGCCAACGCTAACGCTGCACCGATAGTTGCCTACTGTTTCCGCAGCATCTCCGGCTTCAGCAAAATCGGCTTGTACACCGGCAACGGCAGTGCAGACGGCCCTATGGTGTGGTGTGGGTTTAGGCCACGGTATCTGATGGTTAAGCGGTCAGATTCCACTAGCGACTGGTGGGTTATTGACGCTGTACGGGGTACATATAACCCCGCAATCTACACGCTGTACCCAAACGGTGCTTACGTAGAAGACTCGTCTACGTTCCCCGTTGATTTCACCGCAAACGGATTCAAAGTAAGAACCTCCAATGCGACATTCAACGGAGGGACTTTAATTTTTTACGCAATCAGCGAAGCCAGTTTTAAGTATGCCCTCGGGCGCTAGGAGTAACAAATGCACTACCACCCTGAATCAAACACCTACGTCAAAGACGGTGAAGCCTTCACTCTCAACGGCACGCAGTACCCGTGGAACTGGGATCGCGCAAGCCTTGGCTTCGTTGAAGTCACCACCATCGGCACCCGCGAAGACGATCGCTATTACTGGGTCAGCGAAGAAGTGAAGGACGGTGTTCGCACTATCACCAACACGCCCAAAGACCCAGAGCAGATCAAAGCAATGGAGAGCGCAAAGAAGCTGGCTGAGATTGATTCCTTGGAGAAATCTCAGATGCTTCCTCGTGTCACTAGGGAGTTTATGTTGGCTGCATTTGAAGCACAAGCTTCTGTAGCTGGTGTAGACCCGCTAACCAACTTTGCCTATTCTAAAGTTAAAGACTTAGATACTAAAATTAACGATCTACGAGCAACTCTGTGATTGACATCCTAATCCTTCTATTAAAACCAGCCCTCCTGTGTGTGGAAGCTAAGCAATATAAATACCTCCCTCTTGCACTTATTGCATGGGTTGTAGATGTGTTCTTAGCCCATACGACATGGGTGCTTATAGCTGGGTGGCCTAGACAAGGAGAGTGGACAATCTCTCACACTCTTGAACGTCTATGCGTCACTCCCGGAATTCGACAGCAACTCTTTATTGAAATTGCTAAAGAAATCAATCGTGTTTCCTATACGGGAAAGCACATACAATCTGTATTAAAGGTATAATATGTTCACACGAGAACAGATGCTTGATAAAGCTGGCAAACCCATAACTCAGTCTCTGTTTCTCGAAGTGGGATATACTGAGGAGGCTATCTACACACTAAAGGAAGTGGATTATACTTACAACGGTAAAGTTTATAAGTCTATGAAACTCCTCTATATGGAGATGGCTGATCCAACAGAGTACGAATTTGCTACTACCCACCTGTTAGGTTGGAAGCATTGGATGCGTATCTGTGAGAATAAAATCCTTCGTAAACATATTGACGAATGGCGGGAAGAATTGGAAGTTAAACTCCGATGTGCTGCTGCTCGTCAAGTGTTAGAACAGGCCCGTGGAGGTAGCTTCCAAGCTTCTAAATGGGTTGCTGATCGAGGATGGGGAGCCAGAGGTGCAGGTCGTCCTACTAAACTAGAACAAGAGAAGCATAAACGCATTACTGAACGAGTTGAAGATGAGTATCAGAATGATGTAGTGCGGATGTTTAAACAAAGTTAATATGGCAAAAGAAGAAGACATCTGGCTGAAGACAGCCGAATTACAATTAGATAAGATGCCTGTTGAGGCAAAGCAAATTCGGGATACGGCCAAGAATGATCTCTTCTTTTTCGCCCAACTAGTCAATCCCGGATATATGTATGGAGAAATCCATAAGAGTTTATTCAAGTGGATGCAGGAATACACCCTCTATGGAATGGGGGATGAACTCACAAGTAACAAGCTTATGCTTCTCCCTCGTGCTCACTTAAAGAGCCACTTGGTTGCTACATGGGCTGCTTGGATTATCACTCGTCATCCAGAGATTACGATTCTATATGTATCTGCTACTGCTGAACTCGCTGAGACCCAGCTTTTTGCTATCCAGAACATCCTAGCAAGTACAGTTTATCTACGCTACTTCCCTGAGTATATCAATCCTCAAGAAGGTAAACGTGAGAAGTGGAGTCAACGTAAGTTCTCTATTGACCACGTTAAGCGGCGTAAGGAGGGTATTCGAGATGCTACAGTATCTACTGCTGGACTGACAACCAACACAACTGGTTGGCACGCTGACATCATTATCGCTGATGACTTGGTAGTTCCTGAGAATGCATATACAGAAGATGGTCGTGAAGGTGTTCTC